CTTGTGCGCTGGGTCTGCCTTCTGCGCCTTTTTTAGCCATCTTTTCGCCCGCACCAGCCTTAATGCGTTCCCGTTTAGCGTGAATATTGCGTATAGTCCGTTTGTCATTAGCATTTCCACCTTGCTCTTGCTGCTTTTCCCCGTTCCCCAGTCCATCCTGCTGACCTTGCACAGAAGCTATCGTGTCTTGGGCCACTAGACTGTGGTGCTTGTAAATTAGCGTTGTTCTTGGCGTTGTATGCTTTGCGCCCTGCTGCGGTCATACCTGCGCCTTCTTCTACTGATTGGTAATGACGCCCTTTGCCTTTAGTTGTCTTGGCAATAGGCTTATCGTGCTTTTCTACTGCGGCACGAATGTCATCCCGTCTACTCATGCTTTTTCTTCGATGTACTTAGCGTAGGCATCTTCTAGCTTGGCTTTGCGGCTACCTTTGGCGTTTTCCCGTTGTACTGACAAGGCAATCGCTAGACTTTGTTTCTTAGATTTGCCTGATTGACGCTCTTTGTCGTAATTTTTACCGACTGCTTCTGCGCTACCTGATTTGACGAGTGGCATAAATATCCTTTTATTTCAAGAACTTAAGTTTGTAAGTGGTGGTGTTGATAAGGTCTGCAATCTCATCAATGATGTTCTGTAGTTCGCTGTCTTGCGGCAGGTCTTGGCGGGCTTCTTTAACGAAACTTTGCAAAGATTCTAGGTAGCGGATTGGGTCTTTAGGCTGGTGGTACACGCTTGGGAAGCTGGTGAACTTGCCGTATTTGCCCATATAAGATTCAGCAAAGGTGTCGGTCAGATCAACGATACTGTCGTAATACTCGGCTAAAGCAATATGTTTGGCGTAAGAATCAGTAGACCAATGGAAAAAATGGGTGTTAGTCGCTGAATGAAGCATTGTTGCTAGGAATAAAGCGCAATTTTCCATACAAATCCTTATGTTATGGGGGTAGTTTCCTCTATTTTATCAAGAATATCAATACATACCAAGCAACCGCCACCTTTTTTTATTTCGCCACGCTCGATCAATAAAATGTCTATTTGTTCGTCATCGTCAAATACGCCTGCATCGCTTAGTGCATCCCATAGGGCCTTTATGCGATTGTCAATGTCTTGCTTCCTGCGGTCACGGGGGTATAGGACTACCTTCATCTCTAGCCGTGCATTACCTAGCTTGGGCACACGGTACTCAACCACATAATCGCTAACCTGCGCTTTAAACTCCTTCCCAGCCTTGCTTATACCCATTCTGTTGCGGAAAATGGTGCGGTAGCTGTTTACGCTGGGCGGCAATGGCAGGTTAAGTACGATCATTTAATCTCCGCAAAAACAAGCAATTGTTTCTTCGTCTGTTTCAAACATATCAGCTTGGTCGGCAGCGTAATCCATCATTTTTTGATAACTTGGCCTATCTTTTCTAAACCTTGCACCATCGCCTTGAAATTTGCCTGATAAGTGGATTCTAGCTTCTTGTTTAGCCCACCAAATCGCTCGTTCAGGCTTTTCTGCAATCAGGCTTAATGTTTGTGGGTAACCCTTTAAAAAGCACAAATCACAGTTACCGTGATAGGTCTTGCCGTTAAAATTTGGCAAACCAAGGTCAAATGATTGTTCTTTCCAAAATTGTCCTACATCTCCAGCCGTAATACCAGCGGTGTAAAGCGGCACTCGTTCCCTAGCCATTTTCATGGCTCGTCTAGGCTCATCAGCACGAATACCTACCCAATCCATATTTTCATTGTGTTTCCAGCCTAAATGTTTTAAATACCTGTGAATTGTGCGTATTTTCAGTTCTGCCGTGCAAAACCGTGTGACTGGGTTAGGTAAATAGCTTTTTTTAGTAATTAACGCTTCAAATGGCTCACCATTGCGGCTGGCTGTATCAAAATCAATTAACTTCCATTTTGGGTCATCAAAAGTATATTCAAGCCATGTAATTGGCACATTCCAGTTAGCTTGGCAATCTCGTACAAACTCTAAAGTTGCTTCTTCTTCCTTGCCAGTATTGGCAAAAGTAACAATAGCATCTTCAGGTAACCCGTTATTTGACTGTAATATGCGCCAAAGCATATAACCCGATGTACGACCACCGCTAAAGCTAATAACGGTTGGTTCTATTATTTTAAAGGGATCATTCACCGATTAAATCCAAGGTTTGCTCAAGTAGCTGCTCTTCAGATATGCCATATTCCCGTTCAAATCGCTTGCGGCCCATTTCGTGAATTGAGGTATTTGATCCTCTGTGATGATAGGTGCAGAGGGGGATAACAGGCGCATCGCTTCGTCTACCACCTCTTCTAATGTGATGGAGTTCCGCTGGCGTTCCCTCAGAGCCGAGATGCCTACATAGTGAGCATCCCAGTTCAGCAATTTTTCGGTAGGTTTCTTTTTGGGCTTTTGTGGGCATTTAGCTGTTGGCATTGTCTACGCTGCGTTGTTCTAGTTTTTCTGCTGATTCTGCAATATCTACTGCAATTTCCATAATAAGCACTTTGTCGTTTTGGGCAAGTGCTGTTTCGTACATTTTTACAAGTGATTTAAGTATAAGTAATTCTTCAGCTAGGTTAATCATCGTGTCATCTTTTCTAAGTTACGGTTGCTGGCCTGTTCTGTGCGCCAAGCATCAAAGCGCATTGTAGCGGCTGTAATCTGCCATTTTAGGGTTTCTGCTTGCTCTGTGGCTGCTCCAATTGCAACGCACAAGTCTTGATACTCTTGGCTTGAATAGGCTTCACGCTCCTGACCTCCAAGGCTTTGCTCATTAGACTTCTTCATCATAATGGACTTTAGGCTTGACTTGTAGGCTTCTAGCTGTGCCAGTTGCCCTTTAGCCTCTGCGTACTTTGGTGCGTGTGTGTATATGTAATTGATTGCTTCGTGTGGATCGTATTCTGTCATTTTCCTAATATTTCCTTTATTCGTTTTTTTACATCCGCTTCTGTATCTTTATTGCGTTCAATAAGTTCTTTAACCAGTTCCCAGTTGCGGTAACGCTTGGCAATGGCTATGTAAGACTGGGCCAAATATTCAATACGATCTTTATGCTTGTTCATCTAACTGCTTAATTCTTTGGCTAATCCTAGCCCGTAACTGTTGCCAACCTTCGCCAGCGTAAGGCGTAACGCCTACTTCTTGGGCCTTTTTTAAGGTCAATTCTTCAGTAGCGTAAAACGGAAGTTCGGGCTTTTTGCTAACAATAGGTTCAATGTCAAGTTCGTCAGTCCAGCGTTCTTGGTTTAAAAAGGTAGCAGGGTAGGGTATAAAGTCTTTAGCCGTTTCCTTCACCTTCCAATACTTAATGTAATTAGGCATGGCTTCAAGGCATTCTTGCTGCTGTATAGGGGTTAGCCTATTCCAGCTTCGTTCTGCTTCCTTACGGCCCATTTTGCGAGGATATAGGGCATAAAAATCAGCAAAGTTCATTTGATCACCTTACTTTTGTATCTTGGTATGTTGATCCGTTCAAAACAAGCGGTGCATTTCCAGCGTGTTACCTTGCTTGTTTTAATCATCTTGCCGTAGTCTGCTGGGCGCATAACTTGACAGCTTGTACAGTAGCGTTTTTCAGTCATTCCATATCCAAAAAAGTAGTATTCCAGCCATTAACATCAGGGTTGCAAATATAGAAAACACCCCGATAGAAAAAACAATAACTATGGTTTCTATCATTGCATCACCCGTACACTTGGTGAGTTGGGGGGTGTCATTGGTACGGTGTATTGGGGAATACCAATAGCTGACCCTTGTGGTGTTACGATCTGTGTGGGGTAAACCGTCAATGGTTGACCTACCGTATTGCCTTGCGAGGTTAATACATTGACCGTATTGCCATTTTGTTGGATGTAGCCAGTAACCTGACCCTGTGGGTTTGTAATCACATAAGTTTGGGCGTGTGCAGGAACGCCATAAGCAAACATCGCACCAATAATTGCACCTAATATGCAAGCACCTAATAAATCTTTCATGTCTATCTCACTTTTCAAAAAGTAGCCCCCCGTAGGGGCGGGTTAATTAATCTGCTTTTTTGCTAACTTTGCCCATTTTGGTTAATTTTGCTTGATATGCAAGGGCATCTGCAATTTGGGCCTGTTTTTCTTCATTGGTAAAGCCAACACGGTACTGGCTTGCGCCTGCAAAACCTACAAAAGACATACCATTGCAGGTAATTTTTACTACTAAAGCATCAGGGTTGCTAATGTAACCAGCATCACGGGCTGCCATTTGTTCTACTTTTTCTACACGGTGGAATTTAGACTTTTGGCTGTGTGAACCAGCATTAAAGCCTTGAAACAAAATTAAGTCACCAGCTTTAAATTCTTCAGCAGGGCGCATACGCATATTGTTAAGGTAAATTTGTGCAGCATAACCACGCTTTGTTAATTTAAAACCTGAGCCATTACAGCCAAAGCAAGTGCCTATGCAATAAAAGCCTGAACCTAAACAACGGTTACATTCTGTGTGTTCAAAAACTGGTTTGTTTTTCATTTTGTTTTCCTTTTCTATCTCACTCGTTATTAAGTAACACCAGTTTATTAAGATAACTTAACTATTGCAAGCACTATTTACTAAGTAGTTTCCCCTAGTGTCGCTAATTTGCAACATCTCAGACCGCCACCAAAATTCACTTGCAATAAAAGCCTTTAAATCGGGGCGTTTTGTGTAGTTGTAGGTTTCAAGCAGATTGTAGTTATTCCACCGATCTAGGCTTTTAGGTAATGGGGTTTCTTGCAAATCTAGGTTTTCAAGCATTTCATTTCTCCATAGAACGACCAACCACCGATGTGGGTTTTATTCTAGTGATGTATGCCGTTGCAAGGCTGTCCAAGTCGGCTAGAACCGATTACTTGGGGGTATCGCAGGTGTCGACCCTCGCTTCTGTTCATTCTCTAACAGACCTCTACCCCATCTAGCCTATTTCGCTGGCATTTTGCGACACTCGGTAACCCGTTCGTTACGCCAGCACAAATGAAAAAAGCTCTATTCAACTGGGCTGGGGCGTGGAAGGATTGACAAAATACAACATAAATTGTGTCATTCCAGCCCATGTGAATAGAGCCTTATATTTCGCCAAGTTTCCACGCCTGACGAAACAAGTATAACAAAATTATTCCAACTCAGGCCAAATTAATTTATGGTTGTGTGGAAATAAGGTTTTACGGGTAATTAGCCCGTGTGATTCTTTTTCCAGCGTTGCAGCTAGGATCACCAGCTTATCTTGCGGAATATCCCCGTTCTGCCACATAGATACGGCAGGTACAGATACCCCGACCAGCTTGCTTATACGGGTTGGGCCACCAAGTAATTTGATAATTGCTGCTGCGTTCATAGTTTAGTTATCTTAACTTATTTGTATCTTTTTTGCAAATACCTGTTGACTTGTGGTTTAAGTTATCTTAATATCTAAGTACGGTATGTGCCGTGATAACTACCCAAGCGGGTGAGAAAGAGTAAAAAATGAGTGATTATGACCAGCAGTTAGCTGACCAAGTTCAAATGGAATTTGAGTTAGATGAAGTATTTAAAGACTTGGAAGATGGTGTACTTCTTACCGAGCGTCAAGTAGACCTACTACGCCATTGCTGTGGCTTCCCTGTAAAACACAAACCAAACCAAGTTCTCAAAGCTGTATTCGATGACTTCGGTACAACCTTTGGAGCAAACAAATGATTATTACTGACACCCAAAAAGACTTTAAGATTGCCCCTGCTGGCTTACATATGGCCCGCCTTTACTCCATCATTGACTTGGGCCACCAAGCTACCGAATGGGCTGGCGAAACCAAGATCATGCACAAGGTTGTGTTTACTTGGGAATTGCATGGTGATGATGATGCTGGTCAGCCGCTAAAGACCGATGACGGTAAACCTTTGATTGTATCTAAGCGTTATACCGTTAGCCTTGGCGATCAAGCACGGCTTCGTCAAGACCTAGAAAGCTGGTCAAATAAAAAGATGACTGCGGAAGATCGCAAGAACTTTGACCTAAAAGGCTTACTGGGCAAGTTCTGCATGGTTAATATCACGCATAGTGAAGATGGCAAGTACGCTAACATCAGCGGTATCAGCCCAGTACCGTCTGCCCTGCGTAATGCCCAGCCTGAAGGCATCAACCCAACTAATCACTTTTGGCTGGCTGAGTTTGACCAAGCTAAGTACGACAGTTTGCCTAAGTATTACAAAGAAAAGATTGCAGAAAGTAGCGAATGGCGAGGTCAGAAACAGCGTGAAGCTGCTGCGCCTAAGATTGAAGACGATAACTTGAACGATATTCCGTTCTGAGGCCAACATGATAGT